ACCACCAGGTACAGAGTAGTCAGTAGGCTTAGTCTTTAACAAGTCAGCCCATTGAGCATAAGATACTAAGGCAAAAGAAGCCTCGAAGTTTGCATCCAATTGGTTAGCAATCCAGTCTACTAATTGCTCAGCATCTACAGAAGCAGCAGTTGTTGTGCTACCTGTTGCAGCAGAGCTAACAGCAGAGAAGAAAGTGCTATTCTCTTTTTTGTAGAAATCACGGAGCAACATACGCTGCAAAGTGTTCTGCAAGAAAGGAAGTTGGAACATCATTTGCTTAGAGAAACGAGCGAAACCAGCAATGTAATCAGATACAACTTTAACCTCTGTAAGGTCATAGTCAATCTGAGATTTCAGGTTACCTTCAGTTTGGATACCAATAGAACCTTCAGTTCCAGTCTCACGGTAAGTTACATACAATCCAGTAGGACTTACAGCAGTTGGGATAAGGTCACGGAAATTGATTTTCTGAGCAGGAACCAATCCTTGACGGCTGTTGTAAGTAGCAACACCATCACCAGACAGGTTAGCAGAAGTTGTCATTGTACCTACAGCTTTGAGGTCAATAGTCAACTTTGCATTTTTGTTCTTTTGGAACTCTTTGATTTCAGCTTGCTTAGCATCAAAAGCTTCAGCCATTTGCTCAGAGAAAGCATCACCGAAAGACTTAGTTTTGTTGTTAACAGTCTTAGCAGCTTTCTCAGCGATCAATTGGTCAAGAGCAGCTTGATTCTTCTTAGCAGCCTCATCCATAGTTACTACAGCAGCCTTTACTTCAGCTACGTCATTTTTAACATCTGCAATTACAGCCTCATTGGCAGCTTTCATCTTTTCTACGATCTCAGTAGCAGATTTTACTGAGGCCTCGATGCTTTTTAATTCTTCCATTTTTAGGAATTTAGTTTGTAAATAAAATTGTTTAATGTATGCTTAAGGTCACTGTAATCAATAACCGGCTCCTTAGTTTCTACAACTGCTTCTGCGGGTTGCTCTACAATAGGAGTGGCCTCAGTAGATAATAGCGACTTAATTGCTTCGTTTACTTGTGCAAAGCGAATCTCGATAAATTCAAAAGCCTCATCAGTAAATCTACCGTCTTTGAGACTCTTAATTAACATATTAAGCTCTTTGCTTAGCTTTTCGTGTTGGTCTGTGATTTCCTCTTTAGTAAGGCCTTTGCCTACTGTTAGAGTTGGGGTGTTTGGGTTTGCTCCCCATAGTACAGCAGAACCTTCAAACAAAAGTATTTCCTTGATTAGGTTATACTCCTCTGCTTGTCCTTTCTGTTGTGCTTCAGCTTTGATAGTTCTAAAGCCTACAGAGTGCTGGTTAATATGACCTGACTTGTAAAACTCTAAAACATCATTTCCCCAAGTTGTATTAGGCACATCAGTAATTCCTACTAAGTAGTTATCCTCTACATACAACTCAGAGAATTTGCCAATGGCTGACTTTAGACTTGGATTGTGGTCTGTTAAGTGCCAAATCAAATTAGCACCCTTAGGACCTCTTTCCGCCATAGTCTTGTTGTAAGCTCCGTGGTCAATGACATCATTATCATAGTCCTTAGAACCCATCTGACTAATGGCCACCTTCACTTTTCGTGAAGTTTCTGATACATCTCTAACAGAGTCTGCAATCAGTTTTTGTTCGAAATATCTTTTCATAGTTTTTTTCATGTTGGGAGGGTTAGGTCTGGTTCTTATTTCATTTTCCGCAGTATTGGCTATTGCCACCTAATCACCTCCCGTTATCTTCTGATTAGTCTACCGTTTTCATCTCTTTTAGGTACTACTATATAACTACATCTACAATTGATAACCATTGCTGCTGAACCTCCAGGAGCTAATGGATATTCAATCTGCTCACCACTTCTTGGGTCAGTAAAGTTGCTAAAGTAGTCAACTACTTGCCCATCCATGTCATAGTGGTCCTTAGGCTGATCAGGTTTAAAGCCTCTTGTTCTAGAATCTCTAAAAGCAATCCACTCTTTAACCATCTCGTAATTAAAACCATCAGCAGCAGCTTTTGTTCCTGTGTTAGCGGCTCTGTTAACTTCTGTCCTTACTATTCTATTGGCTTGCATCTTAGTAAATCCTGAATCAGTAAAAAGCTTGACAATCTCATCAACTGTCATTTCTTTTAAGATTGCTTTTTGCAAAACAAGGATTAGATGATTCCTAAGTGTTTCAGAAGTCTTAACTACTGCAAATTGTAAAAGCACTTTTCTTAATTCCTCTTCTATATCCTTTGCCCACATCTCATTGCGTGACTTTTCTCCAATCTCTCTTCTAATTAATTTATAAGTTTGATTAGCATGATAAACCCCAACTGTTTTATATATATCAGATACAGGTTTTGTCAACTCATCACTCCATAATTGAGTGCGAAGCTCCACAAGTGCTTGCCTTGCTCCTTTTTTCTTTATAGTACCTATCAAAGAACTAACAACCTTATCTAATGACTCTTTAACCTTAGGATAAAACTGAATACCGAACTTCCTGTTCACTCGGTGGAAATTCTTTGCCCATTCTATTCTTTCGTTGTTGGTCATTTAACCTATCTCTTAAAGCCTGTCTTTTGGCTTCCATTTTTGCTTTATATATTGCACAGCACCTTTCCTTTTTTGTTATTGGATAAGTCTGTTTAATTATCATCTCAATCATCTACTTCCTCATCCATTTCCTCTTCCATCTCCTCAGGATCTTCAACCTCTTCTACTTCATCTTCTACATCATACTCACTTAAAGGCATACCATCCTGAGTAGTAATCCACGGCTCATCAAATAGAGGGTTGTCGATTCTCTCTAATCCTAAATGCATTCTTTGCTCATTTGGACTTAATGTTCTAAGGTCCTTAATCCACGCTGACTTAGCACCTACATCCTCTTGAAGTTCAGTAAATACTGTATGGTCAAAGTCAACATAAACATTCTGATTCTGATAACCCCAACAAGTTTGTAGCTTTCTGTTCATATGGTTACGGAAAGAAACCAACTGAGGGATAGCACAACGTGCTGTAAGGGCCTTTTCAGCCTCTCTGACGTTATTATAGGTTGAAGTCTCAGCATCACCCATCAATTGACTAGGTACGCCATAAACGGCTGCAAATCGCTTCAAATCCCACTTCTCTGATTCTATAATAGAAATGCTTTCTTGTGTCTAGTGGGTCAATACCTGCATTCATAACTCTAGGGTCATCCATATAAAGGACACCCTTAACCCCTTGATTCTCTAGCATAGCCGCACTCGCCTTAATAGCTGAGTTAGAACGGCTTAAGCGTCTCAAAGCGGATTTTAACGGACTCATTCCGTAAAGATGCGCTCCATTAATATCCCAATCATAATTCTGATATTTGTCATGTAAGACCTGACACTTAGGAAAATAAGCATCAGCAAGGTTGGTCATTACATAGGCCTCCTCGATAATTGGGAAGGTATTGGTACTGGCGATGATACTAATCTCTTGATAGGGTAGATTGTGCAACTGATAAGGCTTACCAGCATTTGCACCCATATCTAAAGTTTGCGCCCAAACGGTACGACCGCCCGTAATTAGTTTCCATCCGCTTGAATTGGCTACTAAGTCAGGAAATGTCTCGTAATCGTTAGGGTACTTTAATAAGTCTGTAAGTCTGTCAACATAGATAGGCTCTAAGGCTTTCTTTCTATATTCAACAGCTTTCTTAAAATCTTGTGTGGAAATATCCTTTTTCTTTATAAGGCCCTGGTAAGACTTAAAAGCGGCCTCGTCTACTATTTTGTAAGTGGACCATTCAGGAAGCCTGACCTTGTCTGTAATAAGGGTAACAGCTGTATAGATGATATCGTTAACCTGATATCCGTCTGTAATGTAGTTTTTGCGATTATCCGCTATTCCCACATAAGTACCTCCCATCATGGTATAAGAGGCGAAGGGCTGACCTACCGACATTAACGGCATCGCCTTACCTCTTAAAACATTCCATGCATCTTGAATCTTACCCATTTTATATTTTTACCACGCTAAAACCTCGAAACGTGGTTTGTTTAGTTTTGTATATATAGCGTATCTCATAGCGTCACACAAGTGATCCCACATTTTTACCGGCTCCTCGTTCTGATGAATCTTGCCATCCTTATCAACCTTCCATCTGTATGACCTAATCTCTTTAATCAGATTAACACTCGAAGGGCTAATGATAAGCGGTTGACTCTTAACCTTTTGTATTCCAGCGTAAACGTCTTTTGAAGCGGGTTTCGCATTAAAACCGGCCCTAGTCAGCTCCTCTATTGTCTTAGGTTCGGCATTATCGCAAAAAATTTCAACGTAGTTGCTTATCCCTAAATCCTTTAATCGTTCCGCTAGATCGCTAGTAGTTAACTTAGTTTGGTATATCATTTCCTCGACATAAGTCTTTCCATCTTTAAAACCAACTTTTACCATTGCCGTTGGGACTGAATATCCGAAGTCCAACCCGTACACTGTTTCGCAATCCTCGGGAAATTCGCCTTGCTTCCAATGTGTGTATATTATTTCCTGACTGGTTCCCCGTTCTCCTAATCCGTAAACCTTCCAAAGATTCGCGTCCGCCAACTCGATTCGTCAACGGGGTTAAAGTCCAGGAATATCGTTTTTCTCGTCCTAAATGCCAATTGCTGATAGATCGACTGACTCAGTAGGTTTGCCTCATTGATATATAGAATATCCCTGCCTGGTCCCCTTACCTTTCCACTATCCTCAGCCCCGAAAAACTCGATATAACTTCCGTTTGGAAAATTATAGATATTGTCAGTTTTGTTAAAGGCGTCATCCGAATATAGTTCGGCTTTTTCCAGTATTTCAAGGACGTCCCGCCTTGCTCCCCGTTTAAGATGGGGTAAGGATGGACTGACGATTGATATACTTACTTTTTCCTTGTGCGGTATGTAAAGAGCTAAGAGCTGAGCAATCGAATAGGTTTTACCCGATCGGGTCGAACCCTGGTTCGCAATTACTCTGTGCTTCCTCAGGTCGTATGCTTCCCGATTCTTCCTGAATACTTCCGTGAACTTGATCTTGATATTCTTCATGCTGTGGTTGTGCTGTTGCCTGTTCGAATACTATATTAATTCCCCCTTCATGATTCATTGATATAAATTGCTTAGCTTTTCCGTAACCTCTATTTAAAAGCAATTCGGCGGCCTTTACGTCACCTTTGGCGGCCTTCTTGAGTAGGGCCTCGATAATAACCTCCATACCTTCTTTGCCGTCCTTATTCGGTCCTAGAACCTCAGCCATGAGCTTGTCCAGGTCCGGGAGCTTCTTAGGCCTCCCGTTTGGGTTTGCATTGTTGCCGGGCTTGAATTTAACTCCGTCGTGAGGAAAGGCCATTTGTCGGTATTCTGTCGTTTGTATGCGGATTGTTGTAATTCTCCGCCTTAATTCTTAGCACAATATACTAATTTTTTTAGTATTAAGCAAAAGTACTTATTCACATAGAAACAAACCCCTAATTTAAAAATAATATGTATATTTGTTTTATCAATTAACCAAACATTTAACAACATGAAAAAAGCTAACACACTCCGCAAAGTAACTGTCTCTATTCGTTGGTATTTCCGTGACTTTTTTAGTATCAGCAATGGCTATACTATTTTATCTTCTAACATTTAATTTAAATATCATGAAAAATTACATAATCAACTAAAAAATAAAATAAAATGAAACAGTTGTTAACCCTTTTATTTGTACTTATGGCCGTCTGTTATTTAGTCGGCCTTTTGCAGGATCAATTTTGTAAATAGTCAAAAATCAATTTATGAAGCTTTTATCTACTCAAAATTTTAAGACGGTCAAAGGTGAAAAGTTCGGCATCCTTACCGGCATTTTATATCTAGCTCCAGCTAAGTTATCAGGCTTTGAGGTATGCCCTAAGCGGTCCGAAGGTTGCACAGCTTCGTGTCTTTATTCGGCGGGCATGGGTGCTTTTTCTAATGTTCAGAAAGCTAGAATACAAAAAACCCTTTTTTATTTCGGTGATCGGCCGAAATTTTTAGAACTAATTAAAGAGGACATAAAAAAACTACAGAAGCAAGCAAAAAAAGACGGTCAGAAGCTTGCAATCCGATTAAATGGGACTTCTGATCTCAATTGGATGCAGCATGATGTATTTTCCTCCTTTCCTGACGTTCAATTTTACGATTACACAAAGGTATTCAATCGCTTGACTAAAGAAATCCCCTCAAATTATCATTTAACCTTTTCGAAAAGTGAAAACAATGATTCAGAGTGCATCCAGGCCCTAAAATTGGGTTTCAATGTTGCTGTAGTATTCGACACTAAAAAAGGGGATGCCCTGCCTGCTTCATGGAATGGTTTTCCTGTTTACGATGGAGACGATACGGATACAAGATTTTTGGACCCTAAAGGCGGGTATGTTATCGGCTTACGGGCTAAAGGTCAGGCAAAAAAAGATATTTCCGGATTTGTTGTAACATTAAATAATGCAGCATGATAGCAAATTATAACTTTTTACAGGCCCTGGAAACGGTAGGCCCTGAATTTATGGAATTTTTAGAGTGCCATAATAACGATTTAAAACAGCAATATGAGACATTAAGCGGGATTCATTCAGAAATAAGTTTTCCGGCTTATTGCTTTATTTTTTTCTCAAAGCTTTATAAACTTCAAACCAACAATTAAACCATGAAAAAGAAAACCACAAAAAAACCTGTAAAGGTGACAAAAAAAGCCGTTAAAAAGGCTCTTTTGAGCGAATTAAACAAAAAAGGGGTAAACCCTGAATGGATCAAAAGTCATTTAATCATTATTTAAGGCCTTCGGGCCTTTTTTTTAACCCTTTATTTATGAAAACAAAAGTTATTGCCATGCTCCAGGCTGGGCATTCTGTGGGCTTTATTGCCTTATGCCTGAATTTATCCCTGTCTTATATTTATAAAATTAAAGCCGATTTAAGGCCTTAAAATTTTATTGAAGTATTTATATTAACCTTAAAAAATAGGACTTAAAAT